AGTTCCTCGACGTCTAGCCCAACCTTGATATTTGCGACGTTGATTGTCTGTGCCATTACTTAGCTCCTAATCCAAACATCGCTTTGACCTGTCCCGCTATTTGCGTCGATGCTTTAGCTGCTTGCTTTAGCATCGTTTTTGCGCTCCGTTTTGGCCGTCTGTAGCGACTCGGCATGAAGTCGGCTACCTCCGGCATCTCTTGACCAGCCCTAGCGTATAGAGGCAAGTTGATAGCGTGTACGATGGACGCGGTTTGCTCCCACTCTTCGCCTATCGGCTCGATGGAGTCAAATGCAATCCACTGATTTAACGCTCCCGACGGTAGGCTCCTCATCCATGCCATCGGGTCAACAATCCCCCATCGCAACGCAAGCCTAAAGGCGATTGTCAGCCTTCGGTTGCGTCTGATTTTTTTGCTAGTGCTTCGATCTCGCCTGCGTCGTAGTCGGAGAGCTTCAAGGCTTGCTCGTAAAGCTTGCCCACGGTCAGCCTTGGCAGTTGCTTGAGCGTGTCGGAGTCTTTTACGATCCGTTCGCCGTCGGCCCCCACCAAGCAATACGACACAAGCAATCTTCGATGCTTCGCAAAATCGAAACTCTCGCCTTTTTGCATTGAGACTTCCATATCCGCCGCATCAGACTCGCAAAGTTCACGAAGCGTAAACACTTCCGATCCGATACGAACCTCAATCGTACGAAGTGGACGCGATGCCGCCGCTAGGAATCGATCTAGTTCGCTACTCATCGTCATCTTCTCCTTCGATGATCCGCTTTGCTTCCTCGACAAACTGCCGAGAGAACTGCTCAGGCGGTAACACCTTGACCGGATGCCCTAACGCCGCTTCCGCTTGTAGTTCAAGCGATGCAATGGCATCAGCGTTCAGCTCGTCGTGCGGGAAGTGAAACAACGCTTGCAACTGCGATTCCTTGCCGTGTGGCAAGTAGCCAACTAGCACCCCATCGAAAAGCACATGAAACTGTGCCAACGGAACATCGATTCCGTCGGCTCTCGTACCAAATTGCTGCTTTAAAGCAAACATGAAAACCTCTTACTAAGCGACTGTGTAAGTCAAAGTTGTTGCACCGTCGAACTGCAACGTATAGCTACCCTTCATGATAACGCCCTTCTCGCACGAAGGGAATTTCACGTTCTTAACGAACGCTGTGCCCTGGACGCTTCCGGCTCCTGGAAAGGTAAGCGTTACCGAGATTCCCGCGTACGGCTCCGAGGATGGAATCATCGCAGTAGTGATCGGCACCGCAGCACCGAGCCAATTAAACTCGACTTCGATCTCTGGATTCTTTCGCAGGTCGCTTGGTCGCAATTGCTCATAGAGCGTGGTGCCCAGGTGCGTGATATCGAGAGCATCAACGGAAATGTTGAAATCCCCGATTCGAGTGATCTGAGTAGTAACCAAACCAGTACCGGAAATGGTCGCCCCCAACCCGGTATCTGCAACAGTTAAAGCCGCCATATTTAAGGCTCCTTGTAATGCACCAAGAGGTCGAAACTAACCAAATACCGATGCTCTTGGTTGCCATCGGTTGGAGGATCTTGCATATACTCATCGCCGCTGTCGAAGTCGATACCGCAAAATGTGTAGCCATCGACAACACCGCGAAACGAATCAATTCCAGTCTCACGAATCGCTCTGCTGATTGCACTTGCCGCCGTGCGAGTCAGTGCAAAACATTCGAGCGTAATGCGTGCGTGTGCGGACTTACCTAGCCCGCTTACCATGTGATCGCGTTGCGTTGATATCACGTAGTAAATCACTGCTGGCATCGTTGCCTTTTGGACAAGTACGTCTGGGTACATTCGCTGACCAATAAGCGTCGATACGCTCGAGTAGGAAAGCAACTTAGTACGCAACGCTTCACCAATCGCTGACATTACAGCTCCCCGCTAATGATGCCGATAGTTCTAGCCGCCGCTTCGCTCGAACCGCTGACGATTCGCACAACCTTCACGCCCTCGAAGACGTTTGGATTGAGTGCAATGTAGCGGCTAGCCCCCACGTTAACGCTGTATTGCGTTCCCTCGTTGTAGAGGTTGTAGAAGTTGGTTCCCTGATCGGCGGATGCCTGAAACGTAAACGCCGTGCCCGTCAACGCCGAAGGCGTGACTATGGCAAGTGGCACGCGTCCGCCTTGCATTGTCAACGATGTCGAGGTCGTACCGCTCGATGCGATGGTTACGGTGTCTGTCAGTGTGATGTTCTTAGCCAAGACGTAGCTCCTTTATCTCTTTTTGCAATCGGTCGAGGAATGCCGCTTCCGCCTGCGACCTCGTTTGGTCATACGCCCGAACTGGTGCCCGTTCGTTGTTTGGGAAGTTCGCCGTTTGTGCTTTCGTGCCCACGGTTGCATAGTATTGATTGCCACGACGCGAAGTCCTCAAAACTTGCTGGCCGGGCTTGCCCCAAAGGTATCGAGTGTAGGAAGTGCCTTTTTTGTACGGCATAACGAACTGCTGTTTATTGCCCTTTGGGTATTGGGCACCGACGTAAACAACCACGCCGCTTTTACCTACCTTGTGCCCGATGTGCTTGCGTGAATCGTTGCTAAATGCGGGATTGTCTTTGAACTTCTTGCTCCATCGCTTACGACTTCCGCTCTCTCTCGATGATCTCGATAGCGGCTCTGTGGCCCGTGCGATAGGCTTTGCGAACTCTCCAAGGCACCTACCGAACGGCCCGTTGCGAAGCGTCAAAGGGATCGCTCCGATTGCCTTGATTAAGTCCATGTTGATTTCGATGCTGCTGCCCATTACATCACCACCGAGCAAATTAGGTCGATATACCTTCGCAAGCCATCGACTGGGTTAATATGCGTGATGCCGTAGTTTTCGCCATCGTAAACAACCTGCATCTGTGTGTTGTAACCGCTGCGATACCTGACGCGAAAAACTGCCCTTGTCCCCGCTTCGAGTTGCCTCCCTCGCATCGACTCAGTACCGCCCGTTGGGTAGTACTCGCAAGGCTCACCAACCACGTAATTAGACCACGATACAACCGGCTGGCCTGATGCGTCTTGCGTCTCAGTCTTTTGTTGGATCGTGCATCGCTGGCGGAGTCGTCCAACGCGTAAGTCTCTAGGTCGTCCGCTCATGGGTAGCTACTCCGCATGTAACGGCGAACCAGCATTTCATACGGCCGCATCGTCTGCAATGCTTCGGACATAAGCATGTCGCGGTTTTCAAAGTAATGAGCCACCAGCAACTTAATAGCCGCCTTCGCCGCCTCTGGTACGCTCTGCCCGTCTTGCGAGTAACCGCATTTGTATTGGATCGTCCACGCATCCCAACGTGAAGCGGTCGCTGGTAGGCTTACTTGGTACGCAAGCCTAAATTGATCGACGTGCAATTGGTAAAGACTGCTCGATAGCGTCTGCAATGCGTTATTGCCGTCGTAGTATTGAATCGAAGTGATCGAGTGGATCGGAGATCGCAAAAGCGTAAAGCCATCGTATAGCGAACCAACCCGCAATCGAAGAGTTTGGTAGCAAGTGACCGTATCGGTATCATGCTCCCACTGCTCCCTAGCCGCCTGAATCAAGGCGGATAGGTGAACATCGTGCGTAGTGTCGCTACTTGCCATTTCGAGTTGTTTTTTTGCTTCGCTGAGTGTCACCGGCTCGGTCGTCGGCCCTGTCACTAGCTCCGGTATCAATCGCATGTGCGAGTCCTCTAGCAATCATCAACTCCGCTTGTCCGATAGGCACTGCTACCAACCGATATCCGGCTGGTAGCCCTTGCCAAAATTGATTGAGGATCAAATCCATCGGATTAGACCACTCGGCAAACGTCACCGTCTGCTGCACCCGTCGAGGTCGTCGGTGCAATCTTGCCACGGGACAAAACCGCAACGGATGCGATGTAGCCACCGCTGGTTCCATCGCCAAAGGTTGCAACAACCTTCAAGAATGGCTCCTTGCCTCGCAAATCGATCTGGAAAACGCAAGTCTGTCCATCATCGGTTGCACTCGGAAGAGCGAGCGTTGCACCGCCAAGACCGCTGCCGCCTGCGAAGGTCGCTCCGGTGATGTCAGCGTAAACTCCGCCGCTGGTCGAGGAGGCTTGCAACTTCAACGCGGTCATCGCAATATCGGTCGCACCGAGTTGCACGATGATCGTTGCGTAGTCGTAGCCTCTCGTATCAACAACATCAGCCGTAGCCGTGTTATTGTCGATCAGCGCACCGGGCTTGATCGCGGTGACAAACTTGCATTGCTGTAGTGGATTCATAACATCAGTCCCTTTCGTTTGGTTGGTTCAGTAATTACGCTGCGGCCTTGACTTGTACAATTGGCCCTGCGTTGCTTGCATCGCCGATTTCGTGGACGTTGTAGTCCCAGCGAGTGATCGAACGGAAAGCGGTCTGGTCAAACTCCATGTAGCGGGAAGAGTCAGCGACAACGCTAACCCCGCGTCGCAGTCCCAAGGTGGATGCCATCGACAAATCGCCGATATACGCCAACTTGGTTCCGCCGCTGATCGTGCTTGGCATGACTTGCGTGAACTGGACTGGGTAGCCCATGAATTGCAAGACTGGCCCGCTTCCGAGGTCAACGTAGTTGTTGCCACCGGCTGCGAGTTGCAAGCGGGCTAGCACGTTCCAGAAAACGGCTTTGTGAACGAACCACACTGGATTCATCCCCGCGAACTCTGGCAACTTGCCGACCGCTTCCTGGAAGACTGCGATAGTCAATCCTGCGGCAGTGTTTTGGCCTGCTGCTGCGGTCGCAACCGAACCCGCTGCTAGTACGTTAGCAAGTCCGTTGATGCCGCCGTATGCGGTCGTACCGTCACCGAGGAATGCGGCTTGATCCAGCTTGAGGGCGTGAGCCTGAGCCATCTCCATTGCCAAATAATCAGCGATGGCAATAACCGCATCTTCGTTCAGTTCATTCGATACGCGGGTTAAGGTGGCCCACTTATGGGCGGTCAAAGATACCTGCCCCAATGCTGGATCGCTGGCGGTGATTTCACCCGCTTCGCCGACTGCATAGGCGGTAAGTCCGCTGACGCGTCGAGGGATGGTAACGGTGTCGCTTCCCATTGGGTAGGTGCGAGCGTAACGACTGGTAACGCCGTAGGTTTCCATCAGGCTAATCACCGAGGTCTCAAACTCAGGTGGCACAAGCACGCCACCGCGTAGATCGTCATTTTCTCCCATCGCATTGAGGACGCCGTTGTCACGGCACCACTGACGGGCTTGCGAGTTGCCATTCAATGCACGGAAAAACTGACCGGCTTTGAAGGCATCGCGTTCAGCATCTGGCCCCTTGAACGCCTTGAGCTTTCCGGTTGCCCGTGCGGTTGCTGGAATGCGGAAACTGGACGCTTCAACGCTTCGAGTTTCGTTGATCTGGCGTACCGAGTTGCTTACCGCTGACTCAATGCGGATCGCTCGTTCTCGCTCCTTGCTGAGATTCTCGATCTGACCGGCTTTGCCGTCAGTGCCGACGATTGCATCGATCTCTGCTTGCTCGTCTGCAAGTAGGTCGCGGCTGTCTTGCGATGCTACATCCTGAATGGCCTTAACCTTGGCTTGCAAGGCTTGAATTTCTTCACCGAGTTGCTTTGCGGTTTTCATACCGACTGCTCCCTTTGCTGTGTGGCAGTCGATTTACCAAGATAGCGGCATGACTGCCACGGTGTTACTTAAAACATTTCCCGTGTGTCACTGCCGCTAATTAGTTGCAGAGTTGCGGCACTTCTGGCCGACGCATTAAACCTAGCAAGTGCCTACCGAATTGTCAAGCCTCCAGCGTATTGAGCCATCTTTGCTTTGAGCAAATTAACGCGGGCTTGGTCGAATGCGTTGCTTGTCTTTCGCTTCTTCCCGCCGTTCTCAAATCGCCCAGTTGCGAAGCCCAACTCAATCGCTTTTTCGACTTCGTACCAAGACTCATTCGCCATCGCCGTTTCGATTTCGCTCTTTGACAACTTCGCGTATTGCGAATAGATGTCCGCTAGCGATGCGTCGTAGGATTCGAGAGCGTTGATCACCTTCGCCAACTCTTCCCGGTTGCCGAATGCGAAGCCCAT